ATTGACCAGTTCGGTATCAATGACATTATACTCTACAAATGTGTCCCAATCACTATCATAAAAATCTTTAAAAGTTTCATATTGGCTGTGATCTAATTTATTTTGACCCAGCTCATTAAATGCAATCGTATCTAGTCTAAAGTTTTCAGGTTTTTTAAATGAATATTTTTTATATAGATCGAAATAATCTATAATAGATACTCCAAAAATATCATAGATTGTTTGTTTTTCGCCTATTCTAACTTCAACTTGCTTATCGGAAATCCAATTATAAGGAGACAACTTTCTCGTCTCCTTTTCTCCTATCAATCTATACATCCTACCAATGATGTAAGCAAAGTCATAGTATAGACAATTCCAACCAGTAACAATCTCTGGTGTATTATTTTGCCAAAAATCAAGAAAAGAATAAATCAAAGCCGTTTCATCTACACAATAAAAATACTTATGATTTTCTAATTTTTTTCCAAATTTCCTTGTCCCCCAAGTATAGATCTTTTTTGATACATAGTCTTGAATTGTAATCAGTAAAATTTCTTCGTCGCAAGTTTTTGGGTCAGGAAATCCGTTTTCAGATGAAACCTCAATATCTATTGCCCAAATAGAAATTTTAGAGATATCGTAATCGATTTGTTCTTCTGAATAATTATCGGAAATATACTGATAAATCGGAGTTTCATTCCCATAAATTTTAAAACCTTCTACATCTTTATACTTATCAATATATTCTCTGGACTCTTTGATTGTTCCTGGTTGTATTGGCTTTACATATTTCCCATCTAGTGTTGTATATTCTGCTTTTACATTAGATGAGACATAAAAAGTAGGACGATAATCTATAGTTTGAGTAAATTTTTCTCCGTCCTCATATCCTCTAACATATATCTTGTTTCCAAGCTGTTTGACATTTGTGTACCAACGCATCAGTTTCTAATTAGAGTTTTGTACTTATCGAGAATTGAAGTTTTAGGATCAATGATTGTAAGTATCTTATCTGAACTCATCAAAAATACTTTTTGTTCTGTTACTTCCATTAACCATGGTCTCAGCGTAATTGTTTCCAAAAGTTTATCAGTAACAATTAAATATGGATCAGAAAGTTTACAATTTGGTTCTCCTATGTCTGCTACCACTTCTTCGATTTTAGCTATCAATCTTTGTCCATTTTCTAAGACTAATAATTTTATAAATTCACTGGACTCAATAGTTGCCTCTTCCATGGTTCTCCCTCAAGAAGCCCTATTATAGCACAAAAAAATGGGGGAGTCAACTGGATTTTGCCAGTCCCCCCCTTTGCGCCGACGATATTCAATTACTATTTAGAACCAAACTTTTTTCTTTTGGTGCTCCGGTACTATCTTTACTAATTTAACAGAAAGAAGTCCATCATCAAATGTCACTTCTTTAACTTCAACATCATCAGATATGGTCCAAGATCTGGCGAATGCTCTTTGTGCCAAGCCATGATGGACATATTCTTTTCCGGAATCTAATTCCTTTTCGCCTTCAATGAATAATTTATTATTCTCTGTATATACCGTAATTTGATTTTTCTTGAATCCGGCAAGAGCAAGTTCTAACCTAAATTCTGTGTTGCTTTCTTTAATGACATTGTATGGAGGGTAGTTTGATTCTGTCTGATGTAATGCGCCAAACCTGTGGAACCATTCGTCCATTCCAATAGAATATTTTTCAACATCATTTAAAAATTTTTCAATATTTCCAGTATTATATTGAACTAATGCGTTCATTTGTGGTCTCCTTTAAAAGCGAGTGTAAATGTCAAACCCGAAGCATTTGACATTACTATTTTATAAGAGAACATAAAAAAAGGGAAGTTCGGAACTCCCCACAATTTTATTCGGTTTCCATTACTTTTTTCTTAGATCCTATCGAGTATTTTGCTTCAAGGATCCAATCATCCTTCTCTTTGTAAGGAAGGACTTTAATTTGATTTAATGGTGCAATATCAGAAACTTTATCTGGGTTTACTACCGTGACTAATCCCCAGTCAGATAGAAGTTTAATGATGCGATTGCGACGCTGAACATCATTAACTGTCAGATTAGCGTGTTTGCCGTCAAGGGCAAAAAGCTCTTTAAAACTCACCAAATAATATTTCCCTTGTTTATGTAAGATATGAACAGATTGATATAGCTTTTTTTCTTTTCTTGAAGCAACACCAATTCTGGTTAGAGTTTCTCTTACTTTAAGGAAGTCATCAGGCTCAGATAAAATTATCTCAACCATCATGTCAGGTGTCCATTTTACCTGAGGTTCATTAATACTAGTCATCTCGTTCCACCAATATCAAGTTTAGATTTAATAAAGTTAATTTGATCTTCAGACAGAATTTTCAAAATTTGAGAGGCTTTCTCATCATTATATCCATAATATTGTTTTATGTATTCTAAATTCTGTATTTTATCCTTTGTGATCCAAGAAGAAAATCTCTTCTTTTTTCTTATACTATTTAGATAAAACAAATATTGCATATCTTTATTAAGACTGCAATTAATATTCATTTCATTTGCAAACAAGATAGTATCAATGTGTGCAGAAAGACATCTATTGATAATATATGGTGGATACGATTTGATGTTATCCGAATCACTAAGTATTAGGTTTTCTTTTGTTGAATTTATAGAATTCAACCAATCTTTTAATTCGTATTTTATTTCCATTCTACTTCACACATAATTTCAGTAAGACACGCAAGAAGATTTATTTCGTTATCTGCAACAAAAGCACTTCTATACTGATACTTAGAAATGACCAGAATTGCTGCTGGTATAGTTGATTCTACAGCAGAATCATATAAACAATCATATACTTTTCTAAGAACAATATTTGGGTCATTATCCATATTTTGGACAACCCATTTACGAACTTCTGTAAAATTCCTATCTTTTAAGAATTTTACCAATCCTGAAATCTTTACCTCATATACATTTGCTAGTATACCAGAATCGACTTTTCCTCCAGAAGAATACCTCTGTATCTCGTTAAGAGTTCGCCTGAAATCGGGAAAATATTTATTAATCAATCCAACAATAGCTGCAGTCTCGTATTCAATTTTTTCTTTGCTGAGAATATCAACAATCCTCTTCATAAAATCTGCTGCTAGTTTTGGCTTTTCTTTTGGTGGAATAGAAAAATCAATAACGGCAGTCCGAGAATGTAGTGGCGGAATTAATTTATTTTTATAATTACAAGTGAAAATAAAAGTACAATTTGTCTGCAGTTCTTCTATTGATGCTCGTAATGCCAACTGTGCATCATTTGTTAGATTGTCAGCTTCATCAATTAGTAGTATCTTCTTACCAGTATTGGAAAGAGACAAAGTAGAAGCATAATTTTTGACTTTGTTCCGAATAACATCAATAGATCTCTCATCAGATCCATTGATGACCATAAAATCCCTGTCTAATTCATTGGCTAAAGCTTTAATAGTAGAAGTCTTTCCAATCCCAGGTGGACCAGAAAGAATCATATTTGGAACTTTACCAGAATCTCTGGTCTCAGTAAAAAATTTTTTTATTGACTCTGGCAGAATACATTGCTCCACTGTTTGTGGGGCATATTTTTCGACAAAAATAAAATCACGGTTCATAATCAATCAATTCAAATTTTAGTTAAATCCAGTCGGGTTTTCGCTCTGGCATACGAAGATAATTGTTCCTCGCCCAAGGTTTGGATGCAATGTACATCTTGTAAGCAGTGAAGGTATCAATGCTATTGTCGAGTTTATACTCATCTGGCATCGCTCTAGTAAATGATTTCACTTCAGTGATCTTTCCTTTAGGAAAAAGGTAATAAGCATCAACCAATGTTTTATAACAAGAGTGGATTTTATTATACCTCAAAGTATATTCATCACATAAGTTAAGTCCATGCTTAATCAACCAATAAGCGTTATGGGTATTTTCCATTGCCCACTTGGTGCAGGGATGGTTGCGGAAAGCTCCTTTGTCTGTTTTGTAAGGAGTCTCATCCGCTTTAAAAAGATGGCCATATCCATGTCCCCATTTATCCGAAGCAACAATAGAGAGCATTTGGCAGCATTCCAGAGGCATCTTGACAATGTGTTTATCTGGAAGACAAATAGCACTCTCAGCTGGCCATGGAGATGTCACGAAGATGTTCATAATAAAATCAATTAATCATTAAAAACAGAATCAGGCTCAAGTGCAATATGATACTTAAGTTTCCTCGATTTACTATCAAACCTAGCTAGGAGTCGCTTAGAAATTGTAACATCATATGATCCTGGAACAATTTTAATGTTTTCTACTTTGAAATTCATAGTGAACTCATTTTCGGTTTCACCAACAATAATAGAAAATTCATTTGATGTGTCATTTTTTTTATCCCTAACTACCATACTAATAACACCATTTTCGCCAACCGCTGCCAAATCCGGAAGCTGATAGATATTCGATGCTTTAAGTAGTTTTTCTAGCTGAGAGTGATCCAATTGAAATTGAACATCATCACTTGGAACTACAATTTCCTTTTCTGGCGGAGAAACAATCACAGAAGGATCAGCAAAAAAGTATTTTACTTTACGCTTACCTTCACGGATCGTAAGATATGAATCATTAGAAAAATCCAATTCTGGATTGTCATGTAATCCAATGCCGTTCAGAAATTGATTCAGATCGTAAATAGCGAAGTTTTTTGGGAACTCTTCTTGTACTGTTGCCTCGGCAAGAACATTCTTCATCACCGACATTGTTTTCAGTACATTTCCTTCTTTAACAAAAATAGATTGGTTAATGGAAGCAAAATTTTTAAGAATAATCAGGGTATCACTGGAAAGATTCATTTGTTTTCAATAAGATTTAGGTGATTGATCAGGAGAATGGTGTAATGTAGAACTTTGAAAAGATCTGCACGAGGAGTTCCTTTCGTATCATAACGGTCAATGTACTTAGTCACATTACCTGCACAAAATCCTTCACGACGATTGTGCTTAATTTTGTCTAGCGTTTGTTCCGTCCCACCACCAGTTCGGTCAACATAATGTTGACTATATGTGCTAGAAATATATTGCTCTAATTGCTTTAGGATCTTGTCTTCATTGTATTTCCAAAATCCATTGGAATTAGTTTGATCATTCATGAGTAAAATTGTCTTTTCAAGGTTAATTGTGTCATCAGCATTTACCGAAAATTTATACTGATGTTGTAAATTTCTTTCGTCTTCCGGCCCAAACATAATAATATATCAAATTACAATAATATCATGCTTCTTCTGATTTGTCAATCTGCTGATCTTCATCTTTATTAAATTCTTCATCAATTTTATCATATAGTTCAATGAAAGAAGATTTTGTGTCATCATCAAATCGTGCAATTGATAGTTTAATGGCTTTTGCTTTGTTTTTGAAAATTGCATATGCCTTTAGTAGATGAATCAAACGACGAGTAGAAATCAATTCATCGATGCCGCCATCATAAAATGTCTTGCGGATTGTATCACTCCAACTTACCAGTTTTTTAATGAATTCTTCTTCTCCTTCGAGTCCAATAGATTTTGCTAACTTAGTAAGAATTTTAATTTCAATAGAATTCGCAGGATAATTTTGCTCAAATGTAACACTAAACCTCTCTAGGAATGCTTCATTAAGTACATTAGTGCCAATAAATCGCCCATCATCGGATCCTTTTCCTTTTGTATTGGCAGTTGCAATGATGTTAAATCCTGGTTTCGGGTAGATGACTTTACCAATTTTTTTAAGAAATAGTGATTTCCCTTCTAGAACAGATTGTAAAACCATGATTTTATTCGATGCCAAATCGCATTCATCAAGAAGAAGAATGGCACCTCGCTCCATCGCCTCTACTACTGGGCCATTATGCCAAACTGTGTCACCATTCTGTAGTCGAAACCCACCGATAAGATCATCGGAGTCAGTTTCTACAGTAACATTAAAACGAATCAACTCACGCTTCAATTGTGCACAAGCTTGCTCCACACACATTGTTTTTCCATTACCAGAAAGACCAGTAATGAAAACTGGATAAAAAATTCCAGAAGAGATAATTTTTTTAACATCAGAAAAACAACCAAAAGAAACAAATCCAGAATCTTTTTCTGGAACTAGATCTTTTTCCGTATCTGGAATCACAGAAGGAGCATTATACGAATTTTCAATTGCAGCGACTGCTTCTGTTGTCACTTCAAGATTCCACTTACCATGGCCAGTTTTATATCCATCTAAACGACGAGTCACAGTCGGATAAGAAACATTTTTCATGGCACAATAAGCACGAACATCAGCAGAAGTGATATTGGCACCAAACATGTCCATTAGATCGGAGATGATGTTTTGTTCTGTCATTTTTTTGTACATGGTCTGAAGGTTGAACAAATATATTATAACAGGCCCAAAGACACTATGTGCTCATGATGGGCCAGTTTAAAAATTGGTCTACGCAATAAGATCTATAAATTGCGATAGAATCTTCTTATTCATTTTTTTAGATTGTAATGATTTTTTAAATGCATTTCTAATGTCAGTAACAGATGATGATTCCTCAACATTAAAATCGCTGGAACTATTCA